TTGCTTATGTCTTGAATGTTTTGTACGGATAGGTTAATTACAATATCCTCATCCCCGAACATATCAAGTTCCTCGTCCCCTACAAATAGCGTTACCTTATTTTTCATCGAATGTTGTTCCTAATGTTCCAAGCGATTTCAAACGTCAAGTTGTAGCTAATCATTTTGGCGTTAATTTGCTTAAAGTATTCAACACCTCCGTCGGTTGGGTTGGCCGTGAACTCCTGCCCATCGTACAACAAGGATACCTTTTCGCTCATAAGCAGCTCACGGATAACGTCGTCGTAATTCTCGTCTACCCACCCGGTATTAACCGTAATGGTCTCTCGGCTGTTGACATCAAAGTTACGGTACTGCAACTGCTGCGTTACGTCGTAGGAAGTAGGCAACTGCGGCATATAACTTTCCCGTGTGAACCCACCGCTTCGGGTGGAAACCTTAAAGCAAGTTAGGTAGTCGCTAACTCCGTACCGGTTAATGAAGGTAACACGTACCGGGGTGTATTTAGGTTCGCATACCAATTCGTAATTGTAATCGGTAGCGTTTTCCTCGTATCCCAGTTCCGCAAGTGCTGCACGTAGGCAAGCAAACCCCTCGCACGTACCGCCGTCGGCTTCTACCCGTGCTTTGTAGTTGACTGCTGCGCTATCACTAATCAATGAAATAGTGTAATCCTCAATAGGTTCAACACCCAAGAAAGAATCCACGCTATTAGGGCCAGCGGGAATATAGATAATCTTTTGCGTTGACTGGGTGCTTGTGTTTGAGAATCCCAGCTCGTCGGATAGCACGTAAAAATAGTCGGTTCCGTTTACGTTGTACAGCACGCCGTTAAGGTCGGTGTTTGCATCGTACAAAGCGGGCAAGGACTGCTCGTATCCTTCCATTACTTGAATGGTGCGGTTGGTGATTAAGCCAGCACCCGCAACGATACCCCCTGATTGCGTAGTAAACGGCAACCAGCCGTCAGTACATAGGAACGATTGATTGTTTTGAATTAAGCCGCTACCTGGGGTTCCCGCATTCACGTAGTTAGACGATAAAGAAAACTTACACCATACGTCTTCAGTTGTTGCATTCTCCCAATCGCTAATAGGGTCGTTCTTTAATACGGTGGTAATCTTCTCACGTATTAACTCGCTGATTTCAAATACAATAGGTTCGTCGTTAATAGAGCTTTTGGTTAACGTGTAATCCGCCGTTGGGCTGCTTGCGCTGCTACCTTGGAAAATACGCAGGGTAAGCGTAGCGTCAACAAGGCCGTCGTTAACGGCTGTGCCTTTGGTTAAGGTGATAAATATCGGAGACCTTGTAAATTGCAACGAGGTCGGAAAGCTGGCTATTGGTAGTCCCATTATTTACGTGTGAATGCTTGGAAGTCATCGGGCGTAAGCTCAAACGCCTGGACTATTTCTTGTGGAAGTTTCTTAAAGTTGACTTTGAATGGTGCGCTAAAAAAGTAACTCGGTTTAATACCATTGTTGTACACCGACTTTGCTATTGCCCATTGCAAGCTCTTGCGTGGGATAAATCTTCCGTTCTTATCCCGGACACCTTCTAACCCTTTACGCACTACCCAGTTTGCAAACGCCTTGGGTGGTGGCATCTTATTGGTGTATTTGTATGGCGTGTTGAACTTTCTTTTCACACCGCTTACACCTTTGTCTTGAAACTCCCCGTACGGTTCCATTGAGAACGTAAGGGAGAACGAGTTAGGGCCAACCGCCAAGTCGTAGTCAAGAGAATTGTACAGCTCCTTTGTGCTGTTCTTTTTCTTCTTGGTGAGGTTCTGCCTTGCTTGTTGAATTACACGCTTTGCAAACTTCGTTAATGCGGCTTGTACGAGTTGTTGGCGGGACATCAGCAGATAGATATTTCCGTATTAGGCACAATCAAGTCAAAGGTCAGGTTCCACCCGGTAAGCAAACTTTCAAAGCGCTCCGTAAACGGCTCACAAATAATATCACCTTCGATTTCGTACTTCTCCGTGTACAACGTACCACGGCGTAACTGTGATTGCAATCCGTTTAGAATTGCCAAGGTGGTATTCAAAATATCTTGTTGGTTATCTACGCCAAAGAACGGCTCGTTCTGGTCTCTAATATCCTGCTTGGTCTCATCCACAATATCCATACATAACACCGATACGTTGAATCGTATTACGTGGTCTGCGAATGTTGCTTGGTTAACCATAATATGCGCCAACGGGAATATGGTCTGCTTGTTAAGGTCAACGTCGAATATATCCCCAAAGGTTACAACCTTCACCAAAGGGTGCGAGGATAGGTATTCGTTTATCTTTTCGGTGGCAAGGTAAAAGCTTCTCATTTTTTTATCATTGAAATTTCAATATCGTTTTTCTCTTTCTCGAATGTTAAGTATGTCAACGCTTGGTTTATTGGAAGTTGAGTAACGTCTCCAAATTTGAGGACATCTCCTTGAGCAAGCGCATAGATTGATTGATACCATCCCCATCGCTGTCCGAATTGGGCTTCTCTGGTGTATGGGTTTTCAGTTCTTTCTCCAAAGAGCGCAGGGTATGCGCTGCCAATACGTTCCCTAAACGATAAAAAAAAACCAGCGCCCCAAGCACTACCGAAGCGGGCATCTGCTTCATTATTTCGTCTCGCTCGTCTGTTGCTTCGTATTTCTCAATATCGTAACGCTCACCTTTCTCCTTTACAACCGGACGATATAGTACAGCCATTGCACGGTGCATAGTTGCCCAATCGGATAAGTAAGAATCAAGGTCGACAAACTCACCGAGGGAAATTTCGTTGAGTGCTGGAATGAATCCGTATTTAACTTCGTTGAGTTCAAAGAATTTAGTTAATCCGGGCTTCTCGGATAGGGTCTTAGTCAGGCGTTCCAATACGCTTACAGCATCTACCAAACGGACATTCGGCAGCTCTGAAAATGGAACCCCGCAGAAGATTTCAAGCATCTTCATTTGTTTGAACTCACCCTCACCTTCAATACGAGCGAAGCGCTGGTATTGTTCGAGCGTGATTTCGTCAAGCGAAGTTGGTACTACTAATTTCAGTTCCATAGATAAATAACTCAACGGATAGAATACCTACCGTAGTTTGGTTTAGAAAGTTTATTGTACACGGCATAACGTGCCGCATCGAGGGCGTGATTCATAACGCTAATGGGCTTATTAAGCAGATTGCCGTTCTTGTCCTCCGTCCATTTGTAGTTCTGTAATTCTTTAATTAGATTGCTGCTCCGTGCTGTTGCAAATATCTTATGGCGTTTGAGAATATCAATACCTGCGTTAATTGAATCTTGCCCTTTGGCTGTTGGCTTCACGTTCCACCCGAAACGATGCAGTTCCTCGATTGATTTCGGTTCGGCACTATCCGCAAAGATTTCATCCCTGCGGTCAAGGCCGAGCGATTGTAGGTGGTGGTGGAGGTCTCGGTTTGTCATCCCGGTTCGGTAGAGCAGCTCGTCCAAGTAAAGATTGTCCCCGTGCTGGTAGATTGCCACAATAGCGGACGGGTCGTTTGTAAAACCAAAGTCAAGTCCATAGGATAATAGTTTTGCTTCTTGCGGGATTTCAGACATTCCGAATTGAAAGATTGTTGCTCGGCTCATACCTCGCTCACCCAAGCCGTAGATACGCCAGTAGTCTTCGTCCGTGTATTGCAGACGCTCAATTTCGTTTACGATATTCCTATCAAGGAATGGATTATCCTTGTAGGTACTTTGTATGTACGTTACATCGTCCCTGGTAAGCAATCGGTCATAAATCCAATGGAAGGATTCTGACGGGTTGTAGTCAAGCCATATCTTACCGGTGGTACGAACCAATAGCTGAAAGAAGTCCTCCCAGGTTAGTTCGTTTGCCTCGTTGCAGAATAGGTAATCACGTCTTGCTCCCCGTTTCTTTTGTGGCTGGTCTAACGAAAGGAACTCGAATAGGTTTCCGTTAAGCGTGTAGGTAAGGTCTGATTTATTATGGTTCTTTTCGTCGTACAGTTCCATTGCCTTTACGATTTCCATAAAGTCCCGGTAAGCAGTCATTTTAAGCGACGGAAGCGACTTACGCACAATAGAGATAACCTTACCCCTTTCTTGCATCGCCAGGATAACCAGCATCTGCAATATGGAATAAGTCTTACCACTTCTTGAACCTCCCTGATTAACTACTATCCGTGTTGGTGCGGTGTAGTTCTTCTCAAAGAGTTCACTTGTCTTGATTTCCAGAACGGACAATCTCTACCTTAATTGAAGTTAGTTCTTCTGCTACCTCGTGTGAGTTCTCTACCCGTGCCAGCTTGGGCGTGGTGTACTCTGCCATCTTGTTTAGGATGTCGAGTGCTGCTTTTGGGTCTTCTGCTGCTACGTCAGATAACCAGATAGTCATATTCTCCAAGTTATCCTCGATAAGTTTTTGGAATGCTTCTCGAATCTTGGTCGTTGACTTGTTGAGTGCGCCTTGTGGCCGCCCAGCGGGATTCAAAGGCGGGCCACCTTTAACGAGGTTTGGATTTCCTTTAGGCATATTTCATTTTATTACTTTAATAATTAACTCAACTTCTGCAAACGCTCCAGTCGCAAATCGTTAAAGTCGTGGATATTAAAGTTGGTGGTCATATCCTCGTGAAGGGCTAAGGCAATATCCCCAGCTTTGTTTGGGTTTTCGTGTAGGTATTTAATTGCCTTGTTCCAATCCCCGTTATGCTTTACTGCTATACAGTTCTTTTGTGTTAGGTGTTTTGCGTATGGTGCTACATCACTTACAATTAACGCACAACCAGCAAACCCTGCTTCTACCATCTTTAAGTTTGATTTGCATCGGTTAAACTCACTTGGGAGAAGTGGGGCCAGGGCAACGTCAAACGCTTGGTATAGCTTTCCGTATTCGTTTGGTGATTGTGTTTCTAATGCGAATCTTGCTTTTGCAGCTTGTGGGTATCCACCAATATCGGCAACATAGGATTGATACGGTGAAAGGTCTATCTTGTTTTTCACAAGGTCGGGGAGGTGGGATATTCCTGCCACGTATCCGAATCGTACCTCGTCTGCTTCTTGGCGGCTGATTTGCCATTGCGGGTCTGATGGGTCTAATCCGTTTGGAATAATATGTACGTTTCTATTTACCTTCTTAATCTTATCAGCCAGGTACTTTTGGGTAGTCCATACCTCGTCTGCGAAGTACATTGAGTTTACAATCCTTCCTGATAAGTTTATTTTATCGTATGTTGCTTTTGAGGGGTGGTCTAATGCCAGGTGCCACCAATCGTCGTTATCAATGATAACCTTCTTGCCCAGCGCTTTACAGATAGCAAAGAAGTTAGAAAAAGATTCTCCGGTAAACGGCAGCGCACGGGAAAAGATAACGTGAGTAACTCCTTCCCAATCGCCCTCAGGAATTGGATGTCTATAGTTAATTATCTGAAAATCTAAAAGCCCTTTCTCCTTGAGTAGAGTGAAGGGCTTGTAAATCCGGTGGTACACCACCCCGGAATCCGGGTCACCAATGCAAAGGACTTTCATTTCAAATAGTTATAGTAACAAAGGTAGGCATCGAGCGTGTTTACATTCCACTTAGCCATTTGTTGAGCGAACAATCCATCTGCTTCGTATTCGTTTCCGAATCTTACTTCACCAATAGCATCGCAACGAACCATAAACGAGGCGGTATCGATTGTACCTACCCTTGGCTCTTTTGTCGGGTGTAATCTTGGGTGGCCATTCTTAAATACTTGCCCCCAGGTGATAACTGGATAAAACTCGTTTTTAACGGCTTCGTACCAATCCGGGTGGATTATGTTATCATCGTCGAGAAAGTATATGTAATCGCCTCTTTTGGCCTTTAGAGCCAATATAAACTCCATACCTATATTGCGAAGCGGATTTCCCCAGTTGCCTCCTGCGCTGGGACGTAGGTAGGTAATTCCGTTTGGGAAATCGCCTGTTGCTTTCTCGTCAACGACTACCGTCCAACTGCAATCCTCTGGAATGGTTTGCTTGATTGTTGAAAGATTCTCCGGGCGTGAGCAGGGAGTAATGATATGAATCATTTGTTGAGCTTTTTTAGGTGTACAGCTTTTAAGAAGTCCTTGGATAATTCAACGCCAAAGTCGGCTTCGTGGTGGCACTCACGACATAAGGCCATTAAGTTCTCTGGGGTGTCCATAAGTTTACTGCCTCCCATACCACGGGGTTCGATATGGTGTATGTCAACGGCTCTACGATTGCATACCTCGCAACAAATAAACTCAACCGGGGATAACCCCATTGCCTTAAGATAAACCTTTGTGTGGTTCTTCATTGCCGTTCCAAGAACTTAACCCACATCTTTGCGGCAACTGCTCTGCGTTGGGGCTTGAAAGGATAGACGCCTCGTAAGCGAGCCATTGCTATCCGCATAAATTGTTCTTTCATTTTAGAACTTTTCGTTGTTAAATTTTTCGTTGTAGTATTGTTCCGCTTGTTGCTTGGAATAGACCTCATACGGTTCGAGGCCCAAGCCATCTATATAAGCATTAACAATAACCTCTTTCTCTTTCTCCATAATTTGTTTACGAATAGTAAACCAAGTGAACTTATCCTTTGGCGTATCCCAAAGCAAACGGAACAATTCTTCAACTGGGGTCATTCTTAAAAAGGTTTTTGATTGTGGTTTCAATCTCGCTCAATCTTTGCTCTGCGGATAGGCCGCTATTCTCCGATTCGATTATTTGAGTGATTTCGTCGAGCAAATGATAAAGGGCAATCAGCTCTTGGATTTGGGTTTTCATTCTATTGTCAGATTATTGGCGTTAAGTAGCGAATGCAAATCTTTGCGTATCGTATCGTAGCATTTGTATTCAACGTCTGGAAGTTCTCCGTATTTTAAGTTAGAGCGCAACTTTTGGTCTAACTGCCAAAGGACGTGCTTAAACATCCCTCCGTTAACGGCTTCCATAAATTCAACCTCCTCGTCGGGGAGCGTGAACTCCAATACGGCTTTCATAAGGTAAAGAATAATTTACCTATCATTGCGGCTACGCCACCAACCAAAGTGTACACAACGTCCCAAACGCTATCGTTGTAGTCCCTGCGGCCGTCGAGTAGGATTCCTTTTAATTCTCTGCCGAATGCTGCTGCGATAAGAATTGGCCAGCTACCCGTAACGGCAAGGATTGCCATCCCAGCCCAGAAGTGTGCGATGTGGTCTATTTTCATTTGGTGTTAAAGGTTTCCCAATAATAATCGCACTTGTCATCCGCAAAAGGAACCTCGACAAACATTGATTGATAGGTTCCCATTGGGGCGGTGAATCGGTAGCACCTTTGTTTTAAGGAACAACCTTCGCCCGTGCATTTAGTAATATCGGTCATTGCTTAAATATATTCGTAAAAATAAAACCCAACTAAGCACCCAAGCGTAACGCAAAGCACGCATAAAATGATAACGTCTCTAATTGCCTTGTCCATTTGTAAGGGTTTCATTGTTTTTGTTCTCTTCACCGATAATCTCAACCATCTTAGTCACCCAATCTTGCAGGGCCTGCTCACCGTCCGGTACTTTATTACCACTCGCTACAAGTTTACGCATTTCGTGAATTAGGTTGTTGATTAACCTTGTGTCATTCTGTAAATTCCAAACGCACGCTACAAAGATTGAAAGCAGGCGAGACGGGAAGTTCTTTTTTCCGTCAGATATTACCACCTGGTGCAAGCGCATTAGTAGCCATTCGCTAAAATCATTGTTTACATTCTTAAAGTTACCTTCTCGGATTATTGAATGGCCTCTTGCTCGCCCGGTATGGCAAGACGCTACAACACCATTAGATAACGTATCCCGGTATTGAATCATTCGTTCTTTTAGTTTCTTGTATTCGTCACTTCCACGGTCAGCAAAGCTCTTTACGAAGTCGTAAATAGTCCAGACCTTGTTGTTGGCGTTCAGGGATATAATGATATTTTGTATTTCGTCATCATCGCAACCATCTAACCAATCAATAACGTAGCAGGGAAATTCACTCATTCCAAGACGCTTGCCCGCCTCAAAGCGATGCTGGCCTTCTACAATCTGAAAGCATCCGTCACCGGGAACTACTTTCAAGGCATCCATAAAACCATACTCCGTGAGCAAGGTTTCAAACTTTCCAATGTGAGAATCGTAAACCTCACGGTTTCCAAGCGTGAAGCACAATTCTTTTGCTTGAATCATTTTTGCCTCACCAATTTTTATCTCGTTCATAATACGAAATTTATAATTTGCCTACTCTAAAAGGTTTTCGGCTTCCCCTTGTCAATGTTAAAGCTGACCGATAATGGTATAGTTGTCAAGCTCTGGGTTGTCTTTTCCCATAAAGAACTCTTTGTACAATTTAATCGCCTCGTGCGCTTTGCGCTCACCTTCCGCTACAAACTCTGGGGATATAGTATAAATACCAACGTCCAAAGATGCTTTGTCAACGGCAATAAAGATAAACTTATCAATCGGCACTCCGAATAACCGGGTGTAGATAAACGCCTGGAGGTCGTATCCGTATTTCTTGGCGCTGTAAGGAAACGCACGGAGGTCGGTAGTCGTTTTAAGGTCTGCAATAAAGTTGTTACCTAAAATATCTGCCTTAGCACGGAAGGGCAATCCCTCAATAACACCAACGGCAGGAACCTCAAACTCACAACCTTGAATGTAGCCAAGGACGTGTTCGTTGCGTAGTAAGGCATCGGCAATCCTTCTGGCTTCGTTGTATTCCTTTTTGGTAATGATTTGGCCGCCTCTTGCTTTAGCGTCTTTCCAAATGTTTGTGTTTTTACTTTGTACGTCAATAATATCGTACTCCTGCATTCGGTTTGGTTCTAACGCCATCAAGTGAACCAATCTACCTACCGTGAAAGCATCGGATTCGTCTTGGCCATATTTTGTAACGTAGTGGTACGTTTTGGGTGAGGATAGCAATAGCTTACAAGCGGACGAGGATAATGCGTGTTTTGCAAGGTGCCCGTAGTAAAACGAATCATCCTTCATCTTTTCTAAGATGGTATCCCTATCCCAGGTGCTACCGTCCAATAGTTCAATAATTTTCATAGCATCTTTCTGATTTTATCGTGTGCTGCCATACTGCCCTTGTTAAAGGCAATATCCAGAAGCATCGATTCGTAATTAACTGCCTTGTCCATTTCCTCTTGTGGAATGTCGCTACCGTACTGCTTTACAAGCAAGTACATATATTCTACTGTTGTCATAATTAAAAGTTTAGGTAGTTAAAATTTACCACGCAAGGTATTCGCATTGGGATTCCGCACGCAGGTACAAAGGCGCAAGACTAAAACCTTCTGGGAATTGTATTTCTCTTGGCTCTTGAATAAAGCCGCCGTAGAACGCAAGCCCGTCGGGGCCTTGCTCATAATCGCCGTCCAGTTCTAACCGCCAGTCGTAAAATTCTTCTACGTTCTTGAATCCTGCCCAAGCAGCAAACGCTTCGTAAAAAGCGATTATCGTATCGAAGTTATCCTCTGGGCCTACTCCTTGGTCTGCCGCAGATTCCACAAGGTCAATGTATGTTACTTGCATACCGCATAGATAAAAATCTGCGGAAGCAGGATTGCACAAAATAAGAATGCCGTAACAATAGCCATCCACGCAAGCGGAACGGTTATGTTAATGATGAGGTCTTGCAGTTTCTGATTCATTGTTTTAGGTGTTTTGTTTCGACAAACATATAAAAAAAAACAATACACCAAACATCAGGGCAAAAAAAATAGAGCCGAAGCTCTACTTTTCTTTCCATTGCTGATAGCATACCGCTACCCTTTGGTCTTGTTGGGGAAATTCCTTGGCCATTGTGTTATCCGTAACGCAACGCTGAATAAACTCCTTTTGTTTTTCTCCGGATTTTGGTTTAGGTAAGGGCATAAAGCTCTATTTGTTTAATGAATGAATTGGTTTGCATAAGAACGGCAAGCGAGGGAATCCAGCCCATAGCGTTATCGTCTCCGGTTGCGCTATTCCCAACGCTCTTGTAACTGGCACTTGTTAGGTGCGTTCGTAGTTTGTCGGTATTAAATAAATAAGCAATATCGGTTTGTGCCTTGATAATATAAACGTAGAAGTCCGCTTTGCTCATCAATATACCGGAATCCTCGTTTCTATTGGTATTGCGGTACTCAATATAAAGATTCGGGTTATCCGGAGTTCCTCGTTTATTTGCCCACCAATACGCTTTCTCGTCGTACTTAACCTCGAAGGTATATACGGGCTGGAAGTTTGTATCTTGGTCTGCTTCCCGCTTTGTTGCTCGCAAGTCCCAGTCGTAGAACTTGTAATTCGGGGCATCCTCAACATCGTATCCCTTTGTTTCAAGATACGACTTCCAGAGTGCTTCGCCGTATTTACCCGAATGATTCATAGGCAGTATATACGGAACGCAACTCCTCCACCCATTGCTTCCATAGCTTCGGGTTACATCCGCAAGGAACGTGGTATTGGTGATTAAATACTCGTGCGTGGATTGTTGCTATCTCCTTGGTTTGCTCTGCCGACAAGGTGCTTCTGTATTCTTTGTAGAAATTATCCAGCCATTTGTATTCCGGCTCCTCCAGGCATTTAGGGTTCTTGCTTGGGAATAATCGGTTTAACTTTTCCTTGCGTGCTTCGCATCCGCAGTCCACTCCGGTTGCTTCCGCAAACCAATCGACTACCGCCTTGATTCCGGTGGCTTGGGTTATCTGCTCGATTCTATCCCCTAACCCCTTTGGCTTCCGCCCACGTTTGGTACTCGTCGTCGCAGCTGGCTTTGATTTTGTCTCTTCCATTTTTTAACGTATTGTAAATTGAACGAAGTGAAATCTTTGTTGCCTCGGATAACTTGCGAAGCGATACGTCTCCGTCGTGGTAAATAGTAAATAATTTGTTATCGTACCAATCCCATTTTGACACTTCGTCTTTAACAGCTTCCAGAAGTACGGTTAATGCTTGGTCGGATTCTATATTGTAAATTTCCTCCTTGTCGTCGAACTCTTCTATTGATACGAATTTGATTCTTGCTCGGTTGGTCATCTCACGGAGGTACATATTCCGCAGGGTAATATAAACGAAAAACGTGTTAACGTCATCGTCTCCGTATTCGAGCTTTTCAGGATTGTCAACGTATTGATGCAACCGCAAGTACATATCTTGTACGAGGTCGTGGGCATCGTCCCGGTCAAGACCGAAGGACTTTGCCATACGCAGCCAATCGTCGTGCCGCTTTGCTAATCGGGGTAGGATTCCCATAAAACTTCGACTAATATAAGGCCGAGGCAAATCTCTACACTCTGCAAGTCATAATCTTCAAATTCCGTCTTGCTCCAATTAGCCCCCAAGAGCAAACCGTACAACGGATAAAAGTTAACACTAAATCCCATTTACAAATTCCTTAAGCGTTGCCAACTTGGATTCAAGCTCTTTTACTTGGTTAACCAACTTGCCATTCTGCTCAAGTAAATAATCGTAATTTACCAAACTTGTAACTATTTTCTGCTTTTGATTTTGTACTGGCTCTGGAATTTCACCCCGCATTTCAGTTGCTATTTTTAGGGAGGAAACGTAGAGCTGGTCTTTGGGAAAAACAATCTTCTCGTAATGGATAATTGTGGCGTGGCATTTTCCTATCTGTCTGCCCAATTCGTTTAGCGTAAAGAATGGTCGGAATGCTTGCACGTATGCTGCTCGAACTTTTACGTTACTCCAATCCCGTGCGCCGTTATCCGTGTAACCGATATTTTGGCAGAATTTTTTGTATGTCATCGGGTGCCAATATATTGTGCGTTACCTCTTTCTTTTTGAATTAAAATATGGAAGTACGGAATTTCGTATTGCTTGCCACCTTCGTCTTCAATTAAATACCACGCACTCCATTGCTTCCAGCTCACGGGTCGCCAATAGTCCAATACCAAAAACTTTTTGCCATTGATTGCAAACACCTCGTTCGGTGAGAAGGGAACCGGAATAATCATAAGGTTAGGTTTTCTTTAATCTGTTCAAGTTCTTTTTTTAATGCGTCAATTTCAATTAGACGTTCTCGATTTTGAATAAGCAAGCGGCCGTTTTCAACTCTTGCCTCGTTAATACGCTTGTCCAAGTGCCGCTTCATATCTACCATATCCTCCAGCATCTGGGTAGCACGCCATACGGATAACATATAGTCGACTACGTGCTTTTCGTTAGGGTTGGCCAAGGCCATCTCGTTTAACCATCGGGTAACGTCGCTTACTTGCAGAATTTTATCCCGCATATAAATCTCCCAAGAATCTTGACTAAAATGGGTCATCGCTGTAAATTATAGTTTGAATCGGTGCTTGAACATCGAGCAAGTTAAGGTTGTTATAGGTAAATCCAACATTGCCTTTCATTGAACGGATGCGGATGGGTTCGGATAGCGGCGTTGGTCTGCCTCCGGTCTCCATCTCTTTTGTTTTGCGAACGTGAATCTCGGTAAATACCCAATCGGTTAAGTGCTGGGCCAGTCTGTGAATTATTACTATACAGTCGCTACGGTTGCCCCACTTGCCCCCTCCTTCAATATCGGAGGTCATTGGGGGTGTTGGCAGCCCTGCGTACTGGTGGCCGTTAGGGAATGTCCTACGCATTGCTTCTGTTACCGGGTGTGTATTTACAATCGTTGTAACTGAGTTCTTGTGTGAAAAAATCCGCAAGGCAGAAGCCACTTCGTAATGGTATTCGTGCATCCCAGTTTTACCAAGTTTCTTTTGGTCTGTTGTAAGGGAGTTGTACGGGTCGATTAAGCAACCGGTGTACTGCCATTCTTCGAGGATTTCCTCCATTACCCGCAAAAGGTCGAATGCGTTATATAGATTGTTGCTATCTATAAAACGAAAATGCTCATCAATGTAATCAAGGTGGCGATACATCTTGGCCTCCGTTACGTTTTGAATTGGCTCGCAGGAAAGGAACTCGATTAACTTACGCTTCAAGGAGTGTACCTCGTTCTCCGAGGAATATACGAGCCACTTCTTATCGTAATTCATTGTTTGCATCAGCATCAGATAAATCAGCGTATGCGTCTTGCCCACGTTGGCGTGGCCAGTTACAACTACGAACTCGCCATCTTTAAACCGTAAAAACTCATCAATTACCGGGTGGCCGAGCTTACCGGTGTCGTAGTATTTTCCGCCTCTTGCTCTTTCCAAGAACGGCAATACTTTATCGTTAGAAATTAGGTCAGGGTGTTTCATAGAACAAACGTAAACAAAAAATCAATACAAAAAACTTTAGCACAAAAAAAGCCCCTCCGAAGAGGGGCCGAACCAGTCGCTACTGAAACACCTAAAACGGGCTGGTTTCTTCTGTGCGAGCAGCAAAGTGTTCTTGGTGCGTGGCTCCGTGGGTGCCGGACATCCAAGCGTTAAACTTCTCTGCTAACTCAAAGATTTTCTCTACGGGAATTGTTGACCCTTGGGAAACATAAGCTGCTGACATCTCAACAGCCGACTTTAATGCTACCTGGCGAATAATAGATATAGAACGGTCATCGTTTGCCTTCGGTGTTGAGGGTGTCCAAGCTGGACGGTCTCCACGTTGAATCTTAACGGTACCTTTCTCGTTTTTAGTGTACTCAACCTCGTCACCTACTTTGTAAGGTGGGGTTTCGCTTTTGGCGAATGCGGTTCCAAAGTCTCCGTTATCAAAACGCAGCTCTAACTTGTAGAACTCTTGCCATTGGCCGTTGGGGGTGATGCTTGTAATTTTAGGCATTGTGTAATTCGTTTAAAAGGGTTCTTTTTAATACTTCGTTTTCTGCTTCGAGGAACTCCATCTTAGATGCCATCGCCTCGACCCGATGCTGTAAAAACTCAACCATCTGTTGAGCAGATTCTTGCGACCAGTTTGTTCTCGTTCCGTAGTCCATTAGTGCATTTCGTTAAATTGAACTTGACTAATTCCACGCTCCTCAAGCATAATGTTACGCATAAAGGTACGTGCTGGTGCGGATGCTGCTTTGTTGGCCTTACGGGCTGCTGCGTTCACGTAGTAAACCGCATTCATTTTGTTAACCAGGCAATCGGTAAGCTTCTTGGCTCCAATACCAGAAAGACTTTCCTTTACCAAGTTAGCCCAGTTGCGCGCATCACGGTTAACCGGAAGCTTGGACGAAGCAAAGTCCTTGTAAAGGTCGTTGAGTAGAGGTTTGTAGTTTAAGCAAAGCTGCTCTACGAGTTCGATGTTTTTCATTGCGTTTGTTGTTTTAGGTGTTTTGATGGAGCAAACATACGCAAAAAAATTAACATACAACACCTTTACCAAAAAAAATTACTTGCCCGGTGTTCTTTTCTATTTCGTGGTCTCTGCTTATTGTGATTTTAGTTACAAAGTTGGTATTATCGTCCTCGATGCCTCCCCACTTGCGTAACGCATCCAAGGCAAACTTAATAGCCATAATACAGTTATCGTTATCGTATCCGTAGTTATGGCGCAGGGTAGCTGTAATGGTTTGGAATCTTGTTTTATCGTATGCTGCTAACTGGGTAAGCACCTCCTCGGTAAATTTATCCTTGGCCTTCTTTCTAACTATCCAATGCTTGGAGGCGTAGAACTGATTAAGGGAGGGTACTTTGGATAGCGTTACACTAATCTCTATATCCGCAGCGGGCTGCAAAGGCAGGGTCGAGCTTGTGGACTTCTTTAAGGAGGGTTTGCTCCTGGGCTTTGGCGTAGGCACGGCCTTTGGCATCACAATTAGCGAAAAGAATCGCAACCTCCGATAGAATCAAATCTATCTGCCTCTTGACTTCTGGATTGTTGTAATACGGCATAGTCTTTAAGTTGTTGGAGTTCACGTTGTAGGTGGATTATTGCTTTTGTAATATCTTGCTCGGCAGGGTTGCCGTCTTTCTTTCCGGCACGAAGTAGGTAGGCGATTGCTACACCCAAATTGTAATTGTCGTGGGCAAAGTCCTGCACCACGTCAAACGCCTCTATCCCCTTAAACTTACCAATGTAGTAATTAGGCGTCCCAGTACAGGAACACTTGATGGAATCCTTGATGCTCATTTGTTAAAACCTTTTTTTCCTTGCTCCCAGGTGTTGTATTTGAGCAGGGCTGCTGATTCGTTTTCGCTTCTGGGGTAGTCGCAGAATCCGAAGTGGTTAAGGAATGCGTTGGTGTAGTCATTGGGAATTTGTTTTAATTCCATTGCAAGATATTTCTTGCGTCGGTCGTTTCGTTCTGTTGCCATATTGCAAACCTAAAAAAGAAAACGATAGGTCTAACCAATGTAAATAACTAAAAAGTTATTAACACTTGTCGGGCGTATGCGCCCAATGCTTATTTTTTACTACTTAGTTAAGTTAACTAACTAACTATATAACTTAAATAACTAACTAACTATCAAGTTAACTAACTAACTTAGTTAAGTAGTAAAATTAAAAATAAAATAAAATTTGCGTTTAGACGCATTTTATTAGTCAAGTGGTACAATCTATCCAATTTAGATAGATAATGCGTTAGAACGCAGAAAAAGTACCTCTATCGCCTTATTAGGACTACGAGCAGCATACCAACTGCAAACAGCATTAGGTATTTCTCCCAATCATCTTTTCCTTTGGTGGCAATCTTGGTGTTAATGTACTTGGTTACTTGCACCGTATCCGGTAAGCACGTCGCTTGCAATCGGATTGTATCAAAGTTCCTAACAAGTTTAATCCGAATGTTGTCCTTTTGGACAACCACGGTGTCGACATTGTTTAGTGTTAACGTATCCCATAAGTTACGTTCCTTGGTAACAATCGTTGTATCCCACTTGGTTTGCCAAACATCAGCACCTTTCTTTACGGCTTTACGCAAATGGTATTCTGCACTACAACTACCCAGAGCAAGACTCGCAATCAGGATTATCAATAGAACAAGTAGGGGGTGTGGGAATTTCTTGAAGCTCATTTAACCAGTCGTTAAAATTGGACATATTTAGTTTTTCCACCTTTCTTGATTGCTTTTAATACTTCTGATTTGTTGTTATTAACGTCGTAGGCAACGTGAATCCACTTTGGTTGTGCATCTGTACCAAACTCCCAAATGAGTTGCTTAAAATGCAGCTTCTTGCGTATGTAGTTGAATACAGCCGCCATATCCTCGCATTGAATATCTGCCGCCCTTCCGTGTACGTGGTCGCTTGTTGCGCTACCACCAACGGCAGAGTTTACTAATAGTGAACGAAACCCACTCGTTACGTTTATTACCCCGAACTTATCCCGAACCGGCTGTAATACTTTTTGTACCAATAGCTTTAAGTTATTGATTTCGCCCTGGCTTGGATTGTTTGCAATCCCGGTATCCGTATGCGTAAGCTCGGCAAGCGTAAAGTTTTCAGATAACTTCATTTTGATAAATTTTATGCAGTAACTCTAACTGGTTCCGAGTTAACGTGTCTTATACCGCACTTTTTAATATACAATTATCCCTTATACGGAACTTTATCGTCCTTGTCCCCGGTACTTCTTACTTGTCTCCCCTTTGTTCGGGCTTTTTTTGTGCCTTCCCAGTTTTGGCTTTGACTTCTTTTTGAACTTCGTTTCTTGCTGCTTCGACATCTTTGCTCATCATTAACGCAAACCCACCCATAATAAACGCACTAAACTCCGTTAGCGACGCTTTCTCAAACCAAACGAGGATACCCCCGAATGAAATTAAGATAAGGCCGATAACGGTTGTTTTTGGATTACGGAAGATTCTATTTATCATTCTTAATATCCCGATTCCAACGCCACAAGGTATAAACGAAGGAGGTCAGCATTACTACCATTCCTGCAATCTGGTGTACCTCGGCTATTGTTAATCCACCTACCGCTAAACTCCAAGACGTCGCTACTGCGCTTGTACTATCGTGTTTCATATCTCGAATGGTGGTTGGCAGTATTCGGGATTCGCTACGCAAAACGCTTGGGCATATTCGGTATCTAACGTGTAACCAAAAGAGTTTACTCCTACGGGGTTAGGCCATACAATAGCAGCATCGTAAGCGGCAAGAGCCGTATCCTGCCATACAATATCTACGGCGTACAAAGGGTCTGTTACCTCGCATACGGGCATACCTTCCGCATCGGTTCCCCATTGCGTACATAGGTGGCCAATTTCAACTACGCAGGAAACGAGGTCTTGGTTCCAGATTAGTTCTGTTCCTTCTGGTGTTGTTACTTCTACTTGTATTGCTGTTTTGGATGTTGCCCAGTCAGCAAATTGGTATTTACGGAATATCATAGCGTAGTGAGTGTTGCGAGTTCGGCGTTGGTTAAACGGGTCTTGAATAGTAGGGTTTGGTTAACGCTTGCTGCTAATTGAGCACCTGCTGTTCCATTAAAAATGCCAGTTACCCCAAGCGCTGACGTGGCGGGTACCGTGCAAGTTGCATCCGAAGCTACCAAAGTTCCGTTTTTGTAAATAACCATATCGTTGAGCTTATACCCTACGGCAATTTTATTGCGCCCTAAAGCCATCGTGCTACTGCCAGTAAATTGTACTACTCCTCCATTGATAATATCCCAACCCCAAGAAGTAGTGCCCGCTATTGAATATAACTGGATTATATTGCTTGTGTCGGTAGCAAGTTCAATAATGCGAGGGTAAGAGCCAACGCCAGTAAGCCCGTTCCAAACAAAATCAATAAAGGCCACCCCCTCCGTCTGCCCGATTAGCGAGCTGATGCCCGTCTTACTGGCTGCGTCTGCCCCACGGGTTGCGGATGCTGAAAGGGTTGGAATGTACGAGGTGGCGTAGGCACCAATTTCGTGCTGAAATCCGTAAAACAAAACGTCATCTGCTCCCGTAGTGGCAACTGAAATTCCAGCCGTTACCGCAGAAAAAGTAAAGGTAAAAGTAAAGCGTTGCCATTCGCCCGTAGCGGTTTGGTCGCTTGATAATAAGGTAGCGCCATTGGCAAAGAATCTAAATTTTGCACTTGTTCCGC